ATTTCGGGGTTCCTTCCCCTTGAAAGAACCTTCAAGTAAGTTAAATCTTGACGCCCAGGATAACGAAACAGAATACGAGTATGACATGCATAGTTACCAAAAACTTTGCCGTCTTTGTAGATGCGAGGAAATCTCCGAAGCCCGTAGTCGTATGAGTCACTGCGCTCATGTATAAAACATCCATCCACGTCGGTTCCCCCTTGAGACCATCTACTCTCGTAAAATTATTCTCAAACCCCCCTGGGATGTACTTGTATAAAACTGTCATAAATATGAACAGCAATACGTGCACGGTGATTGGATTCGTCATTTAACTATACCTAACATTTTTTATAGCATTAATTCCATCTTTTTGATACTCCTTGTATTCATCACGTTTTTGAACGAATACACGCTCTTGTGTTCAAATCCGCCATACGTAATCTCGCTCCTGACCACGAACCCAAACTTCGCAAATAAGTTCTGGCTCTTTATATTCGTGCAGTCGGCCAGGATAGACGTGAATCCATGTGCCTTTGCTTCGTCGATGGTGTGCCGTAATAGTTGGCTCGCGAGCCCACGACCGTCAGATGCGATCGAAAAGATATAGAGACATTTCCCACTCGGAACGTATTTTAGCATATCAAACAGCGCAAACATTGGTTCAATTTTGCTCGACACGTTATACTCTACATCGATGAATTGGTCGTAAGGAATATTAAGAGCCACTGCATCTCCGCACTCGGAGTGTGATGCATGCGAACACCCGCTCAAAACAGATTTCTCCATAATGTCGCTGAAAGCATTTATGAATTCCATGGGTGTTATCTCCAGTGCAAGACTCGTGGGTTCTTTTTCAGAAAACATAGTAGATGTAAAATCCAACGCAAACATCATGTCATCGCTGCTAAGCGTGTAATTCATTTTTATGATACTGTCGAATACCATACATTACATAGTGAGTTATGTCAATATGTAACATATCGTCAAGAAGTGGTATAAAATAATACATTCGAGCATATCATATCAGAAATAAAAATGCAGGCCATCAAGGTAAACAGCTACACCAAAATGCTCGAAGGCCTGAAATCAGGTCACAAGTATGCGCTCGTAAAGTTTACGACGAAGTCTTGCAGGGCATGCAAAAACCTTGAACCCAGAATTGCGAAACTAGATTTCGATATTGATGTCTACGATGTTGAACACTACGAAAATCAAGTCATCAGCAGAGCATTCAGCGTCCGAGCTCTACCAACCGTGATATTCTGCGAGGACGGAATTCCTTCCGCTAGAATGGTCGGGTTGAAAGAATCGAAAGATTTTTTCAAACTTGTTGGCCAAGTTGTCAACAATGAGTGTTGCTTTGTCGAATGGGATCGGTAAGTTTACCTAGAGCTTTTCGACTTACGCGACGGGGTCCGTGGTGAGAAACCCTTTTGAGGCATGGGTGGGGCACCGGGCGTGAAACCCGTTTGTTTTCTTCCAGGAGATGGATTCTGACGACGTTGCTGTCTCTGCTTGCGAAGAGCGGCATCCTCGCGTGCTTTCTGTTCCGCCCTCTGGCGACGAAGCATTTCCTCCTGGCGCTTCTTTGCCTTTTCCATCTGTGCTTGTGCCTGCTTTTGTTTGCCTAGTTCCGCGCGCTTCTGTTGCCAGTTCTTGGATTTGCCAGATTGGATTTGAATCCGGTTTGTTTGCTCAGCCTTGGCTGTGTTCACCCTGAACTTAACCTGCATATTCTGTCGCTGTTTCTGGAGTCTTGCTTTCACTTCGGGAGGCGCAGATGCGATCTTCTTGTTGAGTGCCTGTATTTTCTTGGTGTGAGCTGTTTGGAGGAATCTAATCGTTTGCTTGCGCTGTTTGGCGTTCACCATCGCAGCGCGCTTAAGAGCATTGCCAACGTCCCTAGATATGAACGTCTGTTGACCGGGAGTGCACATCGCGGGATCCACGGAGCACGGAATGACCCGACCAACACTGCCATTCTTCATCGACTGGAGTGGATATTTCCTTACGTCGTATTTCTTCTTGCCCGCTTCGAACTTACCCTTTTTGCTCATGTCGGCGCGGTCGTAAGAATACTTAATCTCGGTTCCTTTCTGCCCTGGCTGACGCATAATTTTACCATCGCGACTCCTGACGGTCGACGTGACCTTGTCAACAATGAAATATGGTTGGCGATACTTCTTGTAATATCTTACGTCGATCGCTGCATTTTGCTTCGTATAAGGAAGGATTGATATTGCTCGCTGATCTATGAGATCGCCATACCCGTGGTACTTCTGCAAAGCATATCTGCGAAGGTCCTTGCCTTTGATCTCTTCCAGACGTTTCGTGGACACTATTTTGTAAGAATACCGCAGACGAACTCCGGCAATGCAATCGGAGATGTCCGCTTCGGCATCTTGAGCGCTATATACTTGCGGTGGAAACTCGTTGATGTCTTTTACTTTGTATAAATTTTTAAGAACCCAAACTCTCCGATCAGCATACTGGGGAATTCTCGAACACTTCGAACTCGACCAATCACTTATCCTTACGGATTTTCCAGTTCCACCTGTCGAAGAAAATTGATTACCCATTTGTATATAACTTAAACAAATATAATATTATAATATCAATGGATCCTGCTAAAATCACATCCGTCAAACGTGGAAAATTTCATCAACTTCGATATGATGACCAGCCTATTGAAATTCCGTTTAAGGGCATAAAGATAATCAGAGACGTCCAGGCAACCAAGACAGAGCGCTGCGTCTATGACAAATTCACGAGAATTGATATAACACATGCGCAAGGAAACAAAGGTGATTTACTCTTGGTTCATAATTACATCAAATCTAAAGCGAATCCAAATTTCTCGCCATTGAAATATGCTGTAGACAACAATTCGTGGGGAGACATAGTGACCAAGATCAAATCGGACAGATATTTGTCTGCCGGAGACATCGTCGATGGAGTTCTATCACCGGGCGCATTCGGCGAATTTGGCTGGTGTATCACGCTGAAGTTGTCGACATGAAGCATTCCGTATCGACAAATCGTAAATTACACATATCTAAACTCTCTGGAATCTGCGATAGTCACCTTTCTCGATCACGAGTTTGGGACCGTCTTTGCTGGGAAGTGCGGCTGTCAATATGTCAGCGGGATCCCAGGTATTCTCGGGGACAGACACGACGGGAGTGGGGCGGTACAGTTGCATGATGAACTTTTCTTTCTTATTCATCTTCATGAACTGCATTGCGGCGAACACCAACCAGATGAGAAACGCAAGGATCATCACGATGTGTTGAGTCTTCATCATTGTTTATAATGTAATCAAATATTATTTTTGTAAATCATATTGACACATCGTGTGATAAATAATGTGTGTCATAATGATAGTGTAAATATAAATGAGTATCACACGCATGGCTGCTAGTTCTGTGGTGAACAGGATCGTAAAGACCACTGGAGGGGCATGCAGGCTTCATCGGATCTATAAGATTTCCATCGGTGACCTGAAATACATTGGTCAGACAAACCGCATGCCGGAGGAACGTTTTAAGGAACATGTCAAGGAGTCGTCAAAATGCACGCTATTGAAAGAGGCCCTTCGAACTAACAAAGCGACTCTGGATACGCTCGCGATAGTCGGCTCCCATGACGTAAATGTAGTAGAACGGATTGCCATCGCGCTCGAAAACACGATTTCTCCGGATGGTTTTAACATCTCGACCGGAGGCCCTGGTGTTACACGTCGCGATGAAAAGTACGAAAAGTTCCGCAGAGACGTCTGCCTCGTCAGAAATCTCATGAACAAAGGACTTGTTTCTTATGATATTCTGTTCATGCGAGGCGATATTTCGCTTACACAAGAAGAGTTCAATGCCGTAAAGAGATTCGTGTGAAAATTGTAAATTTAAAATATACATAATTGTAAATATGCTTCCATCTAATCAATTTCAGGATTATAAATTCAATGGAAAGGGAGCATATTCCCAGCAGTTAGACCATGTCTCGTTGGTAGACGGATATGACGACACATTCGTCGGTCTCAATGCAGGCACAAAGGTGATTTTAGGCGGTTCTTCACAACAAAATACTGCCGTGGGGGCAAACGCCATGACATCGAGTCAAACCGTAAGTAATACAACGATCGTCGGAGCATACGGAGGGGCGGAAATTCAAAATTCTGAGAGCTCCGTAGGCGTCGGAACTGGAGTTCTTGAATACGGTGCCAACATCGTCGGTCACACCGCGGTCGGATATCAATCAGCCCAGCGGATCGAGAAATCATCCTATAACACGAGTGTGGGTTGGAAAACCATGGGTAGATTCGTCCAGGGAGAACGCAACGTCGCTATTGGTGCTGCTGCTGCGTATTATGGATACGACATGTCTGGTTGTGTTATGGTGGGTGAATCTGCCGGAAAGTACTCCAAAGTCGGTGTGGATAACACCTTCATTGGGTCTTCGTCCGGAGCAGGATCAAAAAACGGGACCCGAAATACATATGTAGGGGCGGAATCTGGTGAATTTGCAGCGAACGGATATCAAAACGTTTACGTAGGGGTTGGCGCGGGACAAAATAACGTGAACGGAGGGAACAATATTTTCATCGGTTATCAAGCGGGAGCTAATACAAATAACGTGTACAACACGATCATCATAGGATCGGGAGGCGGGGGTGGGAACGCGTCGAATATCTCCGATAGCGTGATTATTGGCGATTGTGCAGGAAAGAATTTGACTACAGGAAATCAATTGGTGATCATAGGTGTATGTGCAGGAGAAAATCTTACAACTGGTTCTCGCGATGTATTTATAGGTTATAAATCAGGGCAGAACTCCGTGGGAGAAAGCGACTCGGTTGCTATTGGAGCATTTTCTGGTCAGAATGTGACAAATGGGTCTAATAACGTGTGGGTTGGAGAAAGGGCTGGTGCAGAGGGTGTCTCTGCAGCAAATTGCGTTGGAATTGGTTCGCGTGCTGGATATTTTTCAGGAGGGTCGGTAAATTCTACGTTTGTTGGTAAAGATTCCGGTCGTGATGCAGGAAACTCTGCAAGATGTACGTTTGTTGGCGCACGATCTGGATTTTTTGGCAGTCAATTTGGTACATATGTAGGATATGAAGCTGGTTTTAGAGCACTATCAGATAGTTTTTACAATACTTCGATTGGATATCAATGTGGTAATGGGTCTTCTGGAAGTTATAACACGAGCATAGGAGCATTTGCGGCGGACAAACTTGGTAATTACAATACGACTGCCGGATATTTATCTGCGGCGAATGTATTTGGCGATTTTAATAGTATATTTGGTGCTGGTGCTGGAAATAATGTTGGTAGTTGGAATGCCATATTTGGAACAGGAGCAGGTGTTAATGCTATTGGAGGAAACAATACGTATGTTGGATCTGTGTCGGGTGCAAATATTCTAGGAAATGAAAATTGTCTTGTTGGGTGGTTTACGGGATCTCAGATGGGAAATTCTTCGTTCAACACATGTGTAGGAACAGAATCGGGTGGAATATCGGGGGATTCTCTTTTGAATAGTGGATTTTATAATTCGTATCTTGGATATTATTCAGGAAATATGGGAAACAACAATACTATTTGCGGGGCATTTGCAGGGTCTAATATAAACGGTGATACTAATGTTGTCGTTGGGTTTCGAGCGGCTCCTAATATAACTGGGAGTCAAAATACCGTCGTCGGAGGAAATGCAGGTATATCTCTCACCACGGGCGGTCAAAATACTATGGTGGGAAGTCGCTCCGGGACAGGTCTCGGCGATGGGATTTTGAATACATATATCGGTTTCAATTCGGGAAACAATGGGTCTCGTAATACAGTGGTTGGGAGTTCGTCTGGAGGCATGATGACATCTACCGCAGGGAATAATTCTATCGTTGGATTTCAAGCGGGGGCAAATATTACTTCCGGTATGAGAAATACACTTATTGGGTCTGCGACAGGCGTTGGTTTAAATACAGGAAGTTTTAATACGTTTATAGGATTCGGTTCTGGTGCAAATGGATCCAGAAATACCGTTATTGGAAGCGCTGCAGGAAATTCGATGACGACTGCCACGGATAATACAATAATTGGAGTTTCGGCGGGAAATGGTATAACATTGGGAACACAGAATACGTTCGTAGGAGCTCGTTCCGGATATGGAATGGCAACTGGGATTTTAAACACATTTATTGGTTTCGACTCGGGGAACAGCGGAGTTCGAAATGTGTCAATAGGAGCTTTTGCAGGAAATATAATGGCAAATACAGCGACAGAAAATATTATCATCGGAGTTTCTGCCGCTAGACAACTAAGTGGAGGAGATCAAAATATTTTTATTGGAGCGAATGCAGGACCTTCCGTGACATCTGGTTCACAGAATATTTTGATTGGAAATCGTTCGGGATTAAACATTTCCGGAGGCTCGAGAAATATACTAATAGGGGAAAATGCAGGAGGAGAAGCTGCTTTGGGAAGTGATAACATAGGATTGGGACGTGATATAAGTATTCCAGGGAGCAACAATTGCCTGATCGGTGGAAATATAGGTACGGCAACAAGTACAAAACGTATTTGTGTTATAGGTATCGATAACACGGGTGTCAATGGAAGCAATCTAACACTCATCGGTAGGAACATATCTACTCTTAATGCTACAGCAACTAATTTATGTGCTATTGGTCAAAATGTCACAATTCTTGGAACGACATTTAACAATTCCGTGTCTCTATTAAATAGTACTCATTCAGCATCTCTACTTGGAAATGGAGATTTTGTCGTATCAGGACAAGCATATAAGGCCGTGGCAGGAGCATGGTTGGGACCGTCTGATGCCAGATTAAAGAGCAATATACAAACGGCTAATGCTATCATATGTGAGAATATACTAAAGAATTTGAGTTTGAAAAGATATACATGGAATGAAGATTTTAATCCACAGGTAATAGACAGATCTCAACTTGGATTTATCGCACAAGAGGTAGAAGAATATTTGCCTAAATCTATATCTATCGCACAACATGCCGGTATCGACGATTGCAAACTCATAGATCTAAGTCAAATTCACATGATTATGTACGGAGCTTTGAAACGCAGCATCGAGCGGATTGATGAACTAGAAGCAATACTGGCTCGAAATAATTTAATTTGATTTTACTTACAAAAATCCGTTCGTTTTGTTCTCCGTCGTGATCTTATCCAACGCTTTTTCGGTGTGACTTTCAATTTTCTGATGGCGAAATTTTACATCTTCGGGAACGCCACAATGGTATTCTCGAGGATTCGTCACTCTCAATTTGGCGGCATCCTGCAGTGATATCTTCGTTCTTTTAGAGCCGCGTTCCGTTTCTAAAAAATCGATCACGCCAACCGCGGGAGGTTGTAAGCACAACGCGTCGACTGCTTCGTGGGTGTACGTTTGTATCGCTTTTTTCTTTCCCATGACTCGTTCGGATCCGTCTGGCAGTTTTTCTATGATTTTCTTGTCTCTTTCTACGATAGCTCCAGGCAGTTTCTTGGCGTCTCGCGTGAACATCAGCATCTTTCCGGGCATCGTCGCGATTTGTTCTGGCGTTCGAAATCCCAGTTGCCCCAATGTTTCCAGATATTCTGCAAAGTCTTCCTTGGTGGTTCGTTCGGGAAGAACCAGAGTGATGTTCGTACTTTGATCTACAATACTATCGGATATATTCGTGTTATTCCCAGCAATGTTCGTAATGTGCGTGGTGTTTCCATGAGACGCCAAATGATCTCTTTCTAAAACGAACCGCTCCGATGATACAGTCATTTCATGACCGCATGACACCTTTTTATGTTTGGCAGAATTTCCTCTGTCCGTCGTGGTGTATCCACAACCACAAGTAAAAACGGGAAACTTATATGTTTCTATATTCATATTTTTATGGATGTTATACATAATTATTAAGTTATTAAAATAAAAATAAAAAAAATAATTAACTACACATGTAGTTGATATACGGCACGCCACTACACGTGTAGTTAATTATTTTTTTTATTCTTTTTATTTATTATTTATTTCCTGAAAACTTTTACATGTACATCAATTGTCTCATATCGCCAAACATCGTAATATAATAACTTATGGTATCTATATTCCACATATAATAATGCCGCGCACCATTGGTATCACATTCGCCACCAAGGAATACGAGGGTTCCGCTGCGGCCCTTCGTCACTCCGCGCTCACATCTGGCGGCTTCGACGAGTTCCGTGTATTTGGCACCAAGGACATCGAATGGCTCATGACCACCCACCCAGAGCACTTTGAGAATTCCCGTGGAATGGGCTGGTGGGTATGGAAGCCTTTTTTGATTCAGTCCATCCTCGGGCAACTTCCTGATGACGACGTCGTTGTGTATGTGGACTCGACTATGTTGTTTGAACGTTCCATCGAGCCATACGTGAACTCTGTTTCCAACGGAAATCCCATTTTGGTATGTCGTCTGGGCAATTGGTCCAACAATGATTACCGGAATCGTATGTGGACCAAGAAGTCTGTTTTCAACGCCATGGGTGCTGGTTCGGTTGCCGGAGATGAAATTCAACTCAACGCCGCGTTCCAGGTATACAAGAACTGTCCCGAATCTCGTGCATTCGTGAACACATACCTGCAGTATGCCCTGCAGCTCGACATCATCAACGACACTGGCAAGGACTCCTCCGTGAACGACACTCGTCATGACCAGAGCATTCTTTCCATCATGGTGTCCGAGCATCCCCGCATTACCGTTTCTCGTGATGTTACTCAGTGGGGCAAGAAGGATCCTCCTGCGTCCGTCAAGCAACCTACCGGCGGGGTCGTGGAAATTGATTCTCTTGACGACAGTGGCATCATGCACAATCTTGTCAATCATCATCGCAGGATTCTTAAGATCCCCAAGATCGTCGTAATCACACCAACTCTGGGAGGCGCTTTTCTGGACAAGTGTATCGAGAGCGTCCAACAGTCTGCGCTCCCCAACATCGAACACTGGATCGTGGTGGACGGAAAGGAACACGAGGCCAAGGTAAACACGATTATTGCAAAATACGAGAATCGTCATCCTGTCGTGAAATTCACCCTGCCCAAAAACGTGGGTGCTGGTGGTTGGAACGGTCATCGTGTATTTGGTAGCGTGCCTTGGCTCGTTGACGCGGATTACATCGCGTATTTGGACGACGATAATATCGTGACTCCATCTCATTACAGCGACCTCCTGCGAGGCATCGTCAAGAACCCCGAGAACAAGTGGTCGTATTGTCTCCGGTATCTGATCGACAAAGACGGCAACGCCATCGGGAAGGACAACTGTGAATCTCTCGGTGGAATTTCTCATACCGTTGCAGGTCGCGGGGATTATCTTATTGACACGTCCTGTTATCTCATCGAGCGGGACCTCGCGATTACTCTCGCGCCGACATGGAATGCTAAATTCAGAGACGATCGTGGTCGACCGGAGCCGGACAGGGAGCTCTGCAAGAATCTGTTGATGGCAGCGCCTCATGCTGTCATTCGCAAGCATTCTCTTGGGTATCGCATCGGTTCCACTGGTCTGTCTGTGTCGGGAAATTTCTTCGAGCGCGGAAACCAGGTGTTCGGTTACGACTTCGGTAAGTTTGAGGACATTTACATCTTTCACTTCTCACAGAAAGCCACCGAAGACTTCCTGGTCGCGCACCATAAGTACAATGAAAGAAGCTATGCGCTCGACGAATGGCAACTCACATTGCTCCGGGGGCTGGATGGTCTGAACGGGGGTAAATTCAATCTGATTAATGGCTATTCAAATTTCCCGAACATTCCCCACGGAGCCACCGTGTTCGTGAGCCTGTGCAACCCTGGAGAGATCCCTCTGGACTTCCTTTCACAACGCCTCGATCTTCATCGGATCGTATACACTCTGGAATCTCCCAACATCCGTCACAGTGGCCAGTGGAACGCACAATGGCTATCGCAACACTTTGATGTTCTGATGACCTATTATAAACCATTCATCGATACACGAAATGATGTTGTGTTTACTGCCCACAACTGCCACCACGGGGATTTGTCCGACTCCATGGATCGCGCAGTGCTTCTTCGTGACAATGCCGGAACTGGCAGGTCGGCGTGCATCGTTTTGGAGAGGCGACCGGAGCTCATGGGAAAACAAGAATATGCGGTGAATGGCGTGCATCTTAAGTGCCTCGATTATTTGCGCGAGGACCTCGTCAAGGGTCTGAATGACATTACAGCCTTTGGAATCAACTGGGCCGAGATCGCGGATGGAAAGAAAATCAAGACGTTCCAAAACGTGCATCGGTCCAAAGACCCTAAGTCGGCTGTCGAACACAAGATGAACTTCGTATTCGATCTGGTGGTGGAGAACTGCGACGCGGCGTGGTATGTATCTGAAAAGTTTTACGACAGTCTGTCAGCCGGATGCATACCACTGTATTACGGCAATGTATATGATAAGCTGAAGGAGCTCGTTCCAGAGGGTCACAATGGCGCATATTTCGACCTCAAGAAGCGCGGGATCGAGACCGGCGATCAGCTCCAGAAACTGATTGACTCCATCAGCGATGAACAACTCGAACAGATGCGGAAGAATGTTATTATGTGTCGCGAAAAGGTTCTCGAGTCTGTGGGGACAAAGGCCTTTGCAGAGTGTGCTGAAAAGGCTATTGCACTGGCCAAAGAACTAAAAAACAAGGTCGAACTTGTGTGATTACGCGTTTGTACTGTTAAAAAGATTTGTGAATTCCCATTGTTCTTGAGGAGTCTTTGAACTTTTTGCGTTGTCTGCACCTACTGACCAGAAGGCGGTGAAATTTACCCATGATGTTTTTTGCACGAATGCAATTACTTCCTTTGCGTTATCAATGGTGAATGTTTCGTTAGGTGTATCATTCTTTCCTATTTGAGGTGTGATTCCAATACCGCCATAAACGAGACCCATATCATCACACTGTTTCTTAGTCGCAGTAGCAGCAGAAATTGCGGCCTGACCCATCTGCTTCTCGTTATTTCCATAGCACATTGCCATGATATTTACGGCATTCATCTTGACTCCTTGAGCTTTGGCATCCTTGAGAATATTTATTCCCTGTGATTCGAGGCCGCGTTGCATGCACGAAAGAGTGTAATCAATCTTTAGGTCTGGATACTTTGTTTGTAAAATTGCCAGAGCCTTATTTCTGCGAGTGATACTGTCGGCATCCGATGCGGCAGCCCCTTCTATATCCATGTCAATATTACGGGTCTTGTACATTGTTATAACGCTATCGTATGCTTCGACGAGTTTATTGACGTCCTTGATAGCAAGGGCTAATTCGGTTCCCGTAGCACCGCCGAAGGAGATTCGGATGATACCTCCCCTTGCTTGAACTGCTTTCGCCTGGCTCACGAAGGTGTTTACATCCATGGTGCCGTCGAACTTAGGAGTTCCGTTCGAAGACAACACAAAAGCGATAGTCACATTCTTAGTGGGGATTTTGTCGAGCGTCTTGGCACCATTCCACCCTCCCCAATAATCCCAGCATTCGGCATACGAAGCGAAATACCTCTTGGCGTCGGGAGTTGGAGGATTCACGGGTTCAAGTAACTTCTTGAGAGACGCCTGGTTCACAGGGCCTAGACCAGAATACCTTGTTTGAAGGTCTTTTATCACAGCATCCGGGTCTTCTCCGTGCATACAGCGTCTCAAGA